CAAGTTAGCCAGACTGGTGGGGTAGGTATGGATGGGATCACTGCAAGCCCATATCGGATGGGTTATCAGCTGATTAACAGAGTGCGTGGTCTCATCCAGCCGTATTCTAGTCCTAATTCACTGGTCGGCTAATGGCTGCAGTCAGCACCTTACGTGGCACACTAGCAACTGCCCTCACAAATAATGGAGTTTGGTCAACTTTCTCATTCCCGCCTGCAACCTTGCTTGCTAATAGCGTAGTAGTAACCCCTAGCGATCCTTATATTGTGCCAAGCAATAACAGCCAGACAAGCATCGCACCTTTGGCTAATTTTAAGATTTTAATAACAACACCTGCATTTGACAATCAAGGCAATCTGCTAGGTATCGAAAACTTTATCGTGGCAGTAGTAACTAAACTAGCGGCATCGACCCTAGTCTATAACATATCAAGTGTCTCCGCTCCAGCTATAACTAATGCAGCTAGTGGAGATTTATTAACGTCAGAAATCACCGTATCAATCCTAACGAGCTGGAGTTAAAATGAGTTCACAAGCAGAAGACTTAGCCTTCTTAATAAAGATAGGCCAAATCAAAGAAGCACCAAAACAAACCGCACAAACTAAAAAAGAAGAGGAATAACAATGGCCATATACTTAAATAACAATGTAGGCGTTAAATTGGCTACTGCCGCTGCGCCTACAGTACCTTCAATAGATGTTAGTTCTTATGTATCTAACGCAGTTATTAACCAAATTGTAGACGAGCTGGAAGTTACAACAATGGGCGATCTTTCTCACCGATTCGCTCAAGGTTTGCAATCTGCCACGTTTTCTATTGACTTTCTAAATGACTGGGCAGCCTCTCAGGTAATGACAACACTAAATGCAGCATTTGGTCAAACCTTAGCAGTTTCAGTAATTACCGTTAAAGGTACTGCAGTATCAGCTACTAATCCAACTTACCAATTTTCAATCCTGGTAAACAACCTGACACCAATTGGTCAAGGTGGCGTAGCCGAAATTGCATCATCTAGTCTGTCCTTTACAGTAAACTCAGTAGTAACAGTGTCAACATCGGTGGCATTTTAACTAAGGAGTAATAATGGCAAAGCTAAAGATAACAAGGGCTAATGGTGAAGTATCTGAGCATAAGATAACACCAGGTGTCGAGTACGCTTTTGAAATTTCTAAAGGCATGGGCATCTCTAAAGCTTTACGTGAGTCAGAAATGCAGAGCCATATCTATTGGCTAGCATGGGAATGTTTACGTAGATCAGGTGCCCAAGTACCTTTATGGGGCGCAGAGTTTATTGACAGCTTAGAAACTGTCGAGGTATTAGACGAAGAAAAAAAATAGTACAGCGTGATTCCATTCTCTATACGGTGGCTGCTTTAAGTGTAGAGACTGGAATTGCGCCTAGTGAGTTTACCAATATGGATTCGGACATGCTCACAGCAATAATGCAGGTGCTTAGCGATAGAGCAAAGGAGATCAGAAATGCCAGTAGAGGTCGTAGGCGTTAAAGATGTCCTTAAAGGCTTAGAGTTTATGGATGAAGATATGCGTCAAAGGATTAGGGCTGCTATTGATCCTTTAATGCGTAGTGTGGCAAGTAAAGCAAAATCATTCGTGCCAAATAATAGTGGCGTGTTATCAGGCTGGAGTAAAGCACCTAACCCAGCAATTAACTATCGGCCATTTCCAAAATATGATGCTAGCACTGTAAAAGCAGGTATCGGATATAACGCAGGCGAAAACAAAACATTCAGAAACGGATTTAAGGTTAGCAATTACGTCTATAACGTAAGCGCAGCTGGCCGCATATATGAGACTGCAGGCCGTAATAACCCACAAGGTCGTGCGCCATTCCAGCAAATAGATCCAAGTACACCTAACTCACCAGTCGGTGCAGTACAGGGATTTGAGGGTACTAAAAGAGCTAGAGAATATACATATAATAAATCTACAAGAGAGTACGCATCTAATAATCCATTTGCAGGCTATCAGTTTGTAACGTCTATGCCTGGACTTACATCACAGCCTAAAATTAAAGGTGTACGTGGTGGTGGAAAAAAAACTAAAGGCAGACTTATATTTAAGGCATGGGCTCAGGATAGTCAAGAAGTTTATGATGCAATTCTTAAAGCTATAAACTCTACAGCTATACAATTTAACAAAGCCACAGAGATTAAGAAGGCAGCCTAATGGCCAATGTAGTCGTCTCGGCTATTGCTACCTTTAATGGCAAGGCACTTAAAAAAGGTCAAAAAGATATATCAGCCTTTGACAAACAAGTTAAAAAACTAGGCAAGACCTTTGCTACTACATTTGGCGCATATCAATTATTAGCATTTAGTAAGAAGGCTATTGCCGCTTTTGCAGCCGATGAAAAAGCCGCTAAATCTTTAGAAGTACAATTAAAAAACACAGGCTTTGCATTTTCAGCACCAGGTGTAGAAGCATACATATCTAGCCTGCAGTCTTTATATGGCGTATTAGATGATGAGTTACGCCCAGCATTTCAGCAATTACTTACAGTTACTGGATCTATTACAAAAAGTCAAGATGCTTTAGAAACCGCGTTAAACGTGAGTGCAGCCACAGGTAGATCACTCAGTGAAGTAAGCGCAGCATTAACACGGGGCTTCTCAGGCAATACCGCAGGTCTTAGCAGACTAGGCGCAGGCATAAGCAAAGCCACGCTTAAGACTGGCGATATGGATAAAATCATGGCTGAGTTAAATGATAAGTTTTCAGGTCAAGCAGCAGCTAGGTTAGGTACTTTTGCAGGCAAGATGGATCTTATTACAGTTGCTTCTGCCGATGCTAAAGAAATCATAGGTAAAGGTTTAGTAGATGCTTTATCTGCTTTAAGTGATGATAAAAGCATAGGTAATTTTACAGACAGTATGAAAGAGCTTGCCACAGGCATAGCCGATGTAACTAGGGGTATTGGTGAATTAGGTCGCGGAATACAAACAATAGCAAATCTACCTGGGCTAAAACAATTATTAACCTTTTCTTATGAAATGAGTGCAGTCGGATTATTGCAACGTCTAGGTAGAATGAGTGCGCCAGCAACAGTTTTACCAGCTAATAAACAACGCAGCGCAGGCCGTATAGATGCGAAACGATTTCAGACTGAAGATAAATTAGCAAAGGCTAAGGCTGCAGAATTATTATTATTGCAAAAAAAGAACGCTATTGAAAATAAGAACGTAGAAGAATTGAAAAAGAAGTTTGATCTAGAGCGCATAAGTATAAACGCAGCCCTAAACAATGCTACCGATGAAGAGACTAAGTTACGCCTAAAATCACAGCTAGCAATCTTAGACAATAACGAGGCTTTGGCAAAGAAGTTACTAGCAGAGTTAGAAACTGCAGAAGCATTAAAGAAGTTAGCAGAGCAGGCAAGACTTGCAGGCATGAGCATAGAAGACTTTGGAATAATGAAGGTCAAAGCTTTAACTGCCAAAATAGATACCTATGTGGAAGATATGGCAATATCTATGATTAGAGAATTAAATGCTCGAATACAAGCTACCATCGCTAAAATTAATGTTGCTATGCCAACTCCAGCTCCAGCTCCATCTACTATGACTGCGCCACCACGTTCAACACCTTACGCTGATTACACAGTGCCACAGGCCATAGAAAAGGTGAGAGAAACAAATCAAAGAATACAGGATATGATAAATGAAATTAACAGAGGTGGCGTACAACGTTCATCATCTCAAGCCCCGATGGATATTAGAGTAACTGTAGATGCAGGTGGCGACAGGCTTAGCCAGGCTATAGCAGAGAGCATACAGGTAGCAACTAGGTCAGGTTATTCAACAGTACCTAATGGCTTTATAGCATGACCGTACCAGTAATAAATGCAATAATTAACTTTAGCACTGGCCCAGCGTTTGCTCAGGCTATGATTATTGACCAAGGTATTTTAGGCACTAATGTACTAGCAGATTCAGCAGCTGTAATTGTAGATGTGTCTAATCAAGTTAATCGTATTGAAACTAACCGAGGCCGTACAGCATTATCGGATCAATTCCAAACAGGCGCACTTACTTTACGTATTGTCGATCAGTCAGGTGACTTTAACCCAATGAACGTATCGGGGCCTTACTATAATTTATTAACACCTATGAAGAAAGTCCAGATTACTGCTACCTTTAACAATGTTACCTATCCAATTTTCTCAGGATTTATTACTTCTTATGTAACTACATACCCAGATGAGTCTGGTGAAGATTTAGCCATGACTACAATACAAGCTGTAGATGCATTTAGATTAGCCCAGTTGGCACAGATCAGCACAGTCACAGGCGCTACTGCAGGCGACTTATCAGGCACACGTATTAACGAAATATTAGATGAGATCTCATGGCCAACTTCTCAGCGTGATATTGATGCAGGGCTGACTACTATGCAAGCAGATCCTGGCACTAACCGCACAGCCTTAGCAGCCCTTACAACTGTAACCACGTCAGAATATGGTGCTTTATATGTAGATGCTAATAACTCTTTTATATTTCAAGACAGAGCAGTTACCGTTGGATCTATTGGCGGCACACCTACAGTCTTTGCAGATAACGGCACAGGCATAAATTACTTTGATGCTGCTTGGGTGTTAAATGATGTGCTTATATTTAATAAGGCCACTATTACTAGGACTGGTGGCACAGCACAGGTAGCTCTTAATCAAGCCAGCATAGATAAATACTTCCTACACAGTTACTTCCAAGACAACCTTTTAATGCAGAGCGATTCCGTTGCACTCGACTACGCACAGGCTTATGTGGCCAGTAGAGCTGAGACCACGATCCGATGTGATGCCATAGTTCTAGACTTATACACGCCTAACTATGACACAGGCGTAGTTGCAGCCCTAGACCTAGATTTCTTCGATCCTATAACGATTATTACTACCCAGCCAGGTGGATCTTTGCTTGAGAAGACCTTACAGATTTTTGGTGTACGCATGAACATAACACCAAATAGTTGGAAAACAACCTTTACAACACTAGAACCTGTCATAGATGGGTTTATAATAGGCAACGTAGATTACGGTGTCTTAGGACAAAACGTACTTTCTTATTAAGGAGCAATAATGGCAACAGGATTTCCAGCAGCAACAGGTGATGTACTTACCTCTGGCATGTTTAATGGCTTAACTTCATTTACAGTAGGCACTGCTAACACAGTAGATTACACAGCTGTACTTAATGACCAATATCAGGTATTAGAGATAATGAACAAAGCCACGGCAATAGCATTTAAGATTCCAACTGATGCATCTGTTGCATTTCCAGTAGGCACAGCAATTACAGTATTAAATATTGGTGCAGGTACTTGCACAATTAGC